CTCGCACCTAATCAGCACTCTGTCTTCATATAAAACTCTCTTCCATGTTTCCACTATAAGTTTCTGCTTGTTAACCTGTAGCTCAGGCCAGATGCATTTTAAGTCGCCATCTTCGACTATATCAGTTTTAATTCTTGTTTTCGGAATCTCACGTTTGTTTATTGATGCTGTGGAGCCATCAGATCTCGTTTTGACTTCAATGACGATACATATAGAAATTACTCATATGGTAAGTTTATTCAATTTTCCCTCCATTCTTCAATGTATTGCTACATTTACATGGCATCAGTACAATTGATCTACCTGAGTCGTTGCCCTCCAACGAGGTAAAAACGAATCCTTTGATCCCTCAACGATTTTAAATTTAATTTCTTGCTCCCTTCCAGAAAGCTATGGTTGTTCTTATTTTAACATGAACTAACAACTTAGGTTCATAAAATGATATGCTGTATTAAGGCCTCATATCATACCTGGCAGTTCTTTAAACTCTATTTGTCATGGAGTTACTCTGTCATATCAAAGCGTAACAGTTGTAAGCTGTATTTTATGATAACGCATTTCTTTTTCAAGTTTAAAATTTTATATTGAAACAACACGGACACTTGCATCTAGAGTCAAAGCTCCTGCTGCATAAACTGCGGTTACTCTTAAAGAGAACACATCAGTTCCATTTGATGTCACAAAGAATGTTCCAGATAAATCGATTACTCCTGATACATCTTGCACAATGTATTTCACAGTAGTTCCATTTTTGGTCAATCTTGCATCAACCACACTTAAAGTTGCTGTTGACGAAGCTCCTTCTGAAACTTGGTAATCTAAAAGAAAATTTCCAGCTGGTAGAGCCAACACCCCTAAGGTGTTTGTAATCCCTAAACCATTTCCTCCTTCAATTAATGCCACTGGTACTATCTGTTCCACGGTGGTCGCTCCTCCTGCCACATCGGCTTGAAAGAAACTTGTTACTGAATTATTCACTGGTGGAGAAATTGCTGCTGCATCCAGAATTCGTGTAAACAAACGCACTCTTCCTTTAATTTGCAGAAACCCTACTTCTGAAGTATTTGCCAATCCCGTTGCTGAATAAAATAAATTTCCTGCATCATATTCCTTAATATCTGATTGTGCAGGTAACATACCGGGTCGACAAAATTTTGGTATTCCCCCTGGATGCAATGCACTTGGACTTAAGGTCAAGCACAAATTCTCATTTGGCATCCCAAACACTCTTGGATCAGTGTCTGCTATTTGATTTGCATTTGTCGGTGCTGGACTCGACGCATCATACAAAGTCGAGAGGTAGAGAGATCCCGTTTGCCCTTGAGTTGCAAACTGAGAAACATCGTGCTGGAAACACACTTGTAAACTTTCAAATTTATATCTCTCATACAATTTGGCTATATTATTTAGCCAAGGAAAGGTCGTTGAATTTGCTGGATTTAAAGCAAAAGTGTTCAACACTGCAAAGCCCACACTTCCACTAACTGTTGCAATCCTTTCATCAAAATTGTGAACATCACTTTTCGGTTCTGTTCGAGGATTTGTAATGAATCCACCTTGCATGGTTTCTCCATTTCCTCCTACATTTCCAAACTTCCCATACCTTTGTACACGTGAATTATTATTTTTTCGTCTTCTTCTGGGAGGCGCTCCACCTTTATTATTTCCACGTTTCCGTTTCGATGAAGTCTTTTGAGTAATTGTTTGCACGATAACTTTACCCCTCCGTGCTTTAGGGTTCTTGATTGTTTTACGAATCGTTTTATTAGGCATATAATCTAATATTTCCTTTTTATCAGGCGTTGTTAATCTTTCTCGCTTTCCTGATACTGATTGTGGATGCAATCTAATTCCTGTAAAACGTTCTTCATATATTTCATCTGATTGAATTTGAGTTTTAGCTCTTATCCAGTGCTCGTCATCACGAAGCACTTCATCATATTCTTCTAACAAATAAGCTATCAAATTTCGACAGAATTTTCTAATCTGTAAATCCGTCCAACCTATACTCAATAAGGCTGCGGTTCTTTCCAAAGTAACACATGGTGAATGTTTCTTCTTTGGAGCATAATAAACACTATTCATTACTTTTTCTCGATCATAAATGGGCACCATAACCCCATTCATTGGCAAAAATTGTGCCGACAAAAAGTCTAGGTACTCTGCTTCCCTCGCCTCAAGAGAGTCTGTCGTTGTTGTGACTCCTAGTGTTTTCCATATTTCTATCACTGAAACTGCATTATAAAAGTCATGCGCTTCATCTGACACGGTCCAGGTGTTATCGTCACCCACTAATGCTTTTCGCGTATGCTGTTCAAAATCTTCATACGTTGTTAACTGTACATTATTTTGTTTACTTGTTCGTATCCAAGCATATGCCATAAGTGTGTATAATATTAATGTATTATCAGTTATTGTATTGCATGAACCTGAAGGATTTCCCGTTTTCTTTTGAATAATTATACCTTCTGGTGTTAAAATTAATGTATTTATCAAGTTCCGATAATAAGTTTGTATTCTTAATTGATTTTCTTTTATGCGGAACTCCGGTGCTAACATTTTAAATCTAAATTGAGCACAACCCCACATAAGATATACACGCAATGATGAATCATATTCTTTTTCATCTAACGCATACCCATTACGAAATTTGTTTAACTTTTTATATAAAGTATTCCAATTGCCATCGTAAGGTGACATCCCGACTACAGACGCAGTCTTCAAATGTGAGTCATACATTTTCTCATTCATATCGACAAATAATCGCGTTCCATGAACGGTTGCATCAACTGGCATTGATGTGAATGTTCTAATTGAGTTCTGAGATATTTTCTCAGCTGTGCGTAACTCCTCTTTCAAAGAATTTGTTGCCACACAGGTCCATGTTGGATCCTCTCCGAGCAGTTTCCAATCCCGCTCTAACCATGCTACTATTTCCGGGTCGTTTTCAAACAACTCCTTTTTCTTTGGATATAGTGTATTAAACGGAGCTCCAGAACTAGTTGACATATCTAAATGGTCTACTGCTTCCCCTAAATCTAAAATTTTCGAGTTTTGCATATACAAACCAAAATGCCGTTCTGTCCACTCCCATGCTAAATTCATATCATACACTTCCTCATCATCCATTGACAAAATTGCTTTCGCATATTTGGCTAAGGATTTATAAGCAGCTTCTGCATTAGGCACTGGTATACCCCAAGCAGTTGGCATGGCTATGCCCTCATTATCTATATACATTTTAACGTTACAATCTACCCCACGTTGATTTTGATACCGTGGGTGGCGCTCTAACGAGCACACTAAATTAAAATATTTTTCATCTATCCATTTTTCAAATAATTCTGATGTTTTCATAGATTGATTAAATAATGACACCCCATCCCTCTCTCTATACTGAGAGGGATACCGCTCATAAAAGCGGCCCTCTAGTAAAGTTTCTGTTGAGGGGGGCTGGACCGAAAATCCAGTCCAGTGTGGTAGTTTCCTACCTCTCCATGTAAGTCTATTAACTTTTGCGTTACAGGTTCGAAGCAACCAAAAGTCTTTCCATTCCCATGTGTCCAGAAACCGATAATGTTTCCGTCATCTGTGAGAACGGGGGAAGTGCAATCACCATTACGAGTTTGAGCGTTGCACCAGCCCAAGGGACTAGCAAAACCAGGCACAACGTCAGGTTGCTGTTGGTTTCCTGTCTCTCCAAAACCATATACTGATACAATACATGATTCCGACGGTATTTTGAGATGTTGTTTTTTAAAAACACATGGTATTCCAGACACATCAAAATATGCTAATTCTTTTGTAATATCTAATACTAGGTGAATATCTTTTCCTTTATATTTCAGTGAATGTTGGGCATTCACGAAAAGATATTCCGCCTCAATGTCGACACTTAACCCGTGCACTACCATCCACATCTTTCCAGACACTAATGTTGCCGTGCACACGTATACGCCATTGACGTAGGCTTTAAAAACGCCTCCCGATTTTATGTTTGGATTCCAACTCTGCGCTACTAACCGCTTATTTCGGCTTTCTTTCGTTTGTTGTACTCTCTCCATTAAACTTTGTTCGAACTTAGGTGTAAATTTCTCCTTACATAATTGTTGAAATTTTTGCACCTCATCAGATCGTGCTACTTTTACTGTTTTCCGTGCATGATAAACAGCTCGTCTCAATTCTAGATCTGGCACCATTGTTGGTAATTCAGGTGGTGTACCTGAAGCTTGGGTAGTCGCCCGTAACTCATTTGTTCCTTTCAAATCAAATTTTACTCTTGTTACATTTCCTGCACGACGAGCTTCCCTTTGTTGCTTTTGTTCTGGGGTCATTTCATCCATCCACGTTGTTGGGTTTCTTTTCTCCCTATTAAACGCGATGTCTTTTGGCAATTTATCTCTAAAATGTTTAAATTGCTTTACATAATCCTCCCTATTTCCTCTTTCGAGTTCTTTCTCGTGGCCGCCACTAGGTATCCAATTTGGTCCTCTATACTTGGCGCCGCCTTTTCCTCCTTGAGGTGGCGCTACTAAATTTTGTTTAAATTTAGGTCCATGATCATGGGCTCGATATTTTTGTTTATCTTTCTCATCCATAATCACTTCTTGCTTGGTTGTAACTCCAATAGCCAATACTGTTATCATTGTCGTTGCTAACAATATTCCACCACAAATTTTCCAAAAGGTCTTTTGACTTGGTCCTGGATTTGTGATTGCTTTAATTGGTTCCGAAACTATTGTTTCACCTACTACTAAGGTCCAATCCACTGATGGTGCTATTACTTCTTTAACTGCTTCATACCCATCACTTGCTACATCACAAACCTTTTCAAATTTTTCATAACATTTCTCTGAAAAGGTGGTTGTTTTCACTGGTATATCTTTATTTTTTTTAACTTCTCCAGTAGCATTCAAAACAACATCTTTATTTACATCTTCTTTCAAGGACTCTCTTAACAACTCTCCTTTTTCTCTTTCAGTTGTTAAGGAATTAAATTTACTCCAAAAGGTTTGTAGCCATGTTGGCATTTTATATGCTTCTAATGCCACAAACTCCTCTGCAATTTCCGTCTCTTCTTCTTTCTTCAAAATCTTTTTCGCGGTATCTTTTGCATCTTTTGGTCCTCCTTGATTTTCTAACTTAATAGAACATGTTTTTGTTGTGGATAAATTTTTAACCACTTCAGGATCAGGTATCATAGTATCAACTAGAGCTTTAATTTCTT